CTTGGCAGCATCCTGGGCAACATGGGCGGTCTGCTGGGCTCTGCCACGGGCGGAACGGGACTGCTGGGAGAAGCACTGGACGGCCTTGGCAGCATTGGCGAGATGATCACCGGCTCCGGCGGCTTACTGGGCGGTCTGGGAGAACTGGGCAGCACTCTGGTGAGTGTGCTGGGCTCCATTGGCCCCGAAGGCTGGCTCATTGGCGCGGCCGTTGTGGGCGGCGGACTGCTGATCGCCAACTGGGACAAGATCGGTGATTTCTTCAGCGGGTTCTTTGACTGGCTGGGAAATGCCTTCTCGCACCTGTGGGACTGGATCAGCAACGGCTTCAAGGGTCTGGTGGACGTGGGCGGAAACCTGATCTCCGGCCTGTGGCAGGGCATTACCGGCGCGGCGGGTGCAGTGTGGAACGGCATCTGCGACTTCGGCAGTGCTGTGGTGGACGGATTCTGCGACTTCTTTGGCATCCATTCCCCCAGCCGCGTGATGGCGGGCATTGGCGAATACCTGAGCCTGGGTTTAGCGCAGGGCATCACCAACGAGACCGACTCCGTGGTGCAGGGCGTACAGGACGTGAGTGATACGGCCCTTTCCACCATGATGAATCTGGCCCAGCGGGTGGGCGACATTGCCAGCGACGACTTCGAGTATGAACCCAGCATCCAGCCTGTAGTGGACATGAGCGACGTTCAAAATGGAGTGGACTGGCTGAATGACACCCTGTTCCAGAACGGCACGGTAGCCCTGAATGCAGAGCGCACCGCAGGCCTTGCCGCCAACGTGGTGCGCAGAGCCGAGGCGACCAAGGCTCAGCAGGAAGAGGCCAACAGGACTGACCAGAAGGCAAACCCCAACGCCGACATCGTGGAGAGCGTGGAGGCACTGGGCGAGCACATCGACAGCATTGCCCGGGCCGTGGCCAACATGAAGGTCCAGATGAACGGCCGGAAACTGGTGGGCGAGATCATCAACGACGTGGACGAGGGGCTGGGGAAGATCAACCGGAGGAACAACCGATGATGGGACGGAGCGCAACTGACCCGGCGCTTTCCTCAAAGATCCCCACATTTGCGGGGCTTATTTTTAAGGTATATGACAATGCAGGGGCTTCCCGGGAATACAGCACGAGAGACTTCAATCTGGTCCCCCTGAACCCCCTGCATGTCAATGCCTTTGAGGAAAAGTACGAGACGATGGACTTTCCTTCCTACCACGGCACGCCTGAAAAGGCTCCGCTGGGAAAGAGGGTGTTCCAGAACTCGACCGGAAGCTGGGACTTTTATTATGTGGCGGACGGCGTACCGCATTCCAGCTGGGATGACTACGGACGGCACGCCATGGACGATGTGCGGGAGCGATGCGGCATCCCCGACAAGACGGAACAGAGCATTCGGCTTTACCCTGACTGGTCGAGCCGGGAAGGTGACTGGACAAGCACCTATTTCCGGCTGATGCGGATCATTCAGGGAAGAGAATGCGAGGTGCGGATGGAGCTGGGCGGAACCGTGCTCTCCACCGCGCAGACGAGAAGCTACAAAGGGCGCTGCTGGATCAGCAACGTCAAGAACGGCAACGACGGACGGGTGACGCTGACCATCTCCTATGATTTCCAGCCGCCTGCCGACATGCTGAGTTAAGGAGGAGCCATGTACCATTCCATCACCATTGGTGACAAGAACACCTGGGATGACTGGAAGATGATCCCGGTCTCCCGGCCTGTGGTGGCTCCCCCGGTGGAGAAGATCCTCTCTGTGGACGTACCCGGACGAGACGGAACCACCTACCTCTCCAAGAGCCTGACGGGTTACCCGGTGTTCAAGGCCCGGGAGGGGAGCTGGGAGTTTTATCTGGACACGGACGAGTGGCGGGGGCAGAACCTTTCGACCCCTGTAGGAACCGGAGCGCTGGAGTATCTTTCCAGAGCGCTGGCAAAGAGCAACTCGATCCCGGCACAGACCAGAGTGCGGCTGGAGGATGACCCGGCGTTCTTTTATCTGGGGCGCGTCTGGGTGAACGGGGGCATCAAGCAGAAGAACGGACACAGCGTCGTGACCTTTGCCTACAGCCTTTACCCGTTCAAGTTCCTGTACGACAACATTCAGGAGGACTGGGTGTGGGATACCTTTTGGTTTGAGACCGATCTGGCCGTGCCCTACTGCAAGGACATCCCCATCAAGGCACTCCAGAGCAAGACCTTCCGGATGCCGCCCAGCGAAAAACCGAGCCTGCTGCAAGCAAAATGGACCGGTGGCGGTTATGTGGGGGTTACACTGGCAAAGAGCCAGACCTACCCCTACGAAAAGGCAAAAGAGCTGGGACTTCCGGCAGAGGAGGCCTCGTACTGCCCAATGATGGACGAGGGCATGGGAAAGGTGGACATCGGCCTGATCGACAACGATCTGCGATATGACGTGTACGAAGTGCGGGCGAGCACCACGACCGGTGCGGGAACGCTCAACCTGTATTACCAGCCAGCGTACTTATGACAGATGAATCTCTCAGTCAGCTGCGCTGGGAGAACGGATTAAACCTTTCAGTCTCGCTCCGCTCGCCAGCTCCCCTAGTAGGGGAGCCCTTGGCAGGAAGATGACGTTTTGTGACAGAGGAAAATAACAGTACGGGAAAGTTTGTGAGTTAATTTCAAAATGGATGCAGAGAGGAGGGAAAACCATCGGATATCGAGTTTATGCGGGAACCATCTCAAAGAAAACGGAGACCTTTAACGGCACGAGCGCTCTGGGCTTCCAGTGGGACACCCGGGAGTGCATCTTTGATTCCCAGGGCGACACGATAGAGGGAAGCGTCTCCAACCGATTCCTCGAAGACCCGGTGCTGAACCTGGCCAAAAACGAGTTCGGCAGCTTTGAGGCGACCATTCCATACCAGATCAACACGGCATTCGGCAGTTACAAGAACCCTGTGTACACCACCCTGAAGTACGAGAAAACGTGGCTGGTGGTGGAAGAGGACGGCAAACCGATCTGGCTGGGTTATGTGACCGAGACGGAAAAGCTGTTTGACCTGAGTTACAAGCTGTATGCCGAGGGCGTGCTGGGATATCTCCAGCGATTTGTGCCGAAGGTGAACGGCGGAACCTACTATCTGACCACTGACAATCAGCTGGAGCAGTGGTCGAGCGTGCCCTCCAACAGCATCTTCTACCTTGCAACGCAGGCCCTGAAGGACTACTATCAGGGACCTTATGGAACCTTTGGCATCGGAAAGGTGAACATCCAGCCCGGGCGCACCATCGACACCTCCAGCAAGGGAACCCTGTTCGAGAGCCAGTGGAGCCTGCTGAACACCTTTTTGCTGGAAGAGTATGACGGATACCTGCGGACACGGATCGTGCGGGCAGACAACGGCACTGCGGTATGGCGGGTGTACATCGATTACCTTGTGGACACAGATGCCACCACGACACAGACCATTGAATATGGCGTGAACCTGCTGGATTTCAGCTATGTGGAGCAGATGTCCAGCGACGTGGTGACCCGTGTGACTGCATACGGCACCCAGACGACCACCAGCGGATGGTGGATCTTCAAAACGACCACCGTGAGCGCGATCTCGGAAACGGTGCGGGACGAGGCGGCAGAAGCAAAGTACGGCATCATCGAGAAGTGCATCCAGATCGACGGTAACACGAACAACGACAACCTGCGCAAAGAAGCACATACCGAGCTGAAGGGGTACAAGCAGAACATCGAGCCTGTGATGACCCTGACCGCTTACGACCGGGTGGACAGCGGGGAAAGCAACGACCGACTGGGATTTCTGATCAAGACCCACATCATCTCCAGCCCCCACGAGATCGACAAGTGGCTGGTGTGCACCAAGCTGAAGCTGCCGCTGGACGCGCCCAACGAGAAGCAGTTCACCTTTGGTCTGACCCCCGAGAAGCTGACCAAACAGCAGGTGCAGAAGCAGGCCATGGACAGCGTATGGACGATCGCACAGGCGATCATCAGTTTCCTGAACCAGCTGCTGGGCAACCTGAGCAGTTCGTAAGGGCTCAAAATGGAGGAGGTTTAGAATATCAATGGATTTTGATGCGATCATTACGGGCATCCGGAAGGCGATCTACGGCCGGGAAGTCCGTGAATACATCGCCAGCTCAATGGAGTGGACCCGGGACTTTGTGAATCAGAGCATCACCAACATCAAAGAGCTGCTCCGTCAGGCCGAGGCGGCACGGGATGCGGCAAAGGCAAGCCAGGATGCTGCCAAGGTGAGCGAGACCAACGCGAAGGCCAGCGAGAATGCGGCCAGGGCAAGCCAGAACGCTGCGGCAAGTTCGGCTTCTGCGGCGGCAGGTTCGGCCAGTGCGGCAAAGACCAGCGAAACCAACGCCAAAGCCAGTGAGGATGCAGCCAAGGCCAGTGCGGGCAACGCAAAGGCATCCGAGACGAATGCGAAAGCCAGCGAGAATGCGGCGAAGACCTCGGAGACCAACGCGAAGACCAGCGAGACCAACGCCAAGAGCAGCGAAACGGAAGCTGCCACCAGTGCTGCCAACGCCAAGACCAGTGAAGTCAACGCGAAAGCCAGCGCTGACAGCATGGGAACCAGCGTAGCCACCTGCACTGCCAAGGCCAAGGAGGCTGAAGCAAGCGCAGGGAAGGCGGCGGCAAGTGAGAAAAATGCGAAGACCAGCGAAGGAAACGCCAAGGCCAGCGAGGACGAAGCCCGCCAACTGGTGGAAGCGGCCAAGAAGGTGGTGAACACCGACAAGACCCTGACCATTGACGGCGCACCCGCAGATGCAAAGGCTGTGGGCGACAAGTTCAAGAGCATCAAGACGGACTGGAATTCCGTGACGGATAAACCGGAGACGTTTCCCTCTACGTGGGACAGCGTGAGCGGGAAGCCGAGTGTGTACCCTACGAACTGGGGCAATGTAGCGGGAAAGCCGAGCAGTTATCCACCG